TTACCGATAGGGGGGGGGACGAAAGAAAAAATCAGGCGCCATTGCCGGGCGCCAGCGGCAAGCAAGGCCGTGGATATCGGAGGCCGGATCATTTGAAATGATCGGCGAGGCAGGGCAACGAGCTCACCATGTAAACACTGAGGTAGGACCTCTCCCCGGAGCCGCACCGCGATCAGAATCCCCGATTAGTCGGGCAAGAGTCGCATTGGTGTATGGCAAACAGGAGAGAGATTTAAGTGTTGTTGGGAACTCAGGTGCCCCTTCCCCGTCGAAAGTGACAGATGTTGAAAGTACAAGATTGGCTGTTGGACACAGCCCTTCCGCACAATGTGGCCACGAGGACATATATGCGGAAGACGTACGCGCGGATTTATTCGCACATCGGGAAGACACGACATACCGCTTCATCAGCGGTGTGTTAGAGAACGTAGCTGGAGAATCAGCAGAGACGGGAGCAGCTAGCCCCGTTGGAACCAACCTTAAGGAAGTTGGCGCACCATCAAACTCAATAGATTCCCCCGATAGCCATCGGGGAGCTACGCAGACAACGAAACGACCGGACATGAGTTTACGGCAACGTATCGAAGTCGCACAAGATTCACTAGTGGCGAACACTAACAAGGGGTCAGCACGCAAATGCTGGACCTTGTCAGATCGCCACAATGATGTGAAACCTGTGGATGAACGCTGGAAAGAGGACACTTCAGCATCGGCACATGGAATTAGGGCTCGCAACCCCGTATCCAGTAATAGCCATGCCAGTGCGAGCAAGCTAAGCCACACTAGAGTAGTCCCCCCACCCCGGTGCAGCGTGCACCGGGTTGGGTACGACAAAGAAAAGATTTTGAGCAACCGGGAGGCACGTCTCCACAAAAAGCCCCTAGTTGCTTTGGGTTTTAGCAGCGGAAGTTGTCTCGTGACAGCAGTTCCGACACCCGGGGTGCCTGGTGGTATGAAGATTGCCGCACTAGGCGCCCGAACCCCCGTCTTGGGGTGGGGTTCCGCCATTCGAGCACACTACGGACCTAAAATCACTACCCCCCCCCCCACTCTCAAAGAGCTACTAGCACTTTCACCAACGCCGGCACAGACACTGCCGCACGCGCATGTCGTTGAGCCACCAGACGACCTCCCGGGCGGAGGCCGCTCAAAGGGTGACAAAGAGAGCTCTAATGGAGACCAGTCCGGGGGTGGAAAAAAGAAGGGCAAGAAAAAAGACGGCGGCAAGAAGGAACAACCGTACGATCCCGAGGCAAATGACCAGTGGAAGCAACGTCAAGCGCTGCGTGCTGAAGAGGATGCAAAGAGGACAGCAGGCAAGAAGGCTGTACGTGAGCATTGCGCCACATTCCCGAAACACGTCGTAGTGTACGATCGTGACGCGCCATGCGTTGCGCTCTTTGACGGGGAGGAGTGTTACCTGCCCTTCGGTGCTCGCCACTTAATCACAAAGCGGAGCCAAGTTCTCTCCGGTGGTGAATTCGATATCCGTTGCGCAAGTGAGTTGACGCAAGCTTCGATTTTGCACGGTTATGAGCGCGTCCACGCAGGCCACTATCGGTTTGCCGACTACAGCGACTGCGAGAGTGTCGCCGAGATGGAAGCACTCCGGGATCAGTTTTG